CCATAATTGTAAAATCGGTTATGTAACCGTAGGCAGTAATTTTAATTAAAAATTTTTTCATATGTTTTATTTCTGTATGTTTTAAATGTGGCGGTTTTTAGACCGCCACACAAAATTAATGATTACGCGCCTTCTACTCCGAAAATACCTCTAGGGTCAGAAACTCCAAAAGAGTATCTTTCTCTAGCTTTGTATCTTACGTTTCCAGTGTCAAAATCACCTTCCATAGCAGTAGTCAAAGGTGCTCTATTGAACATCTTCATACCGTTAGGAACATCTGTAATGATGTAAAACGCATCGTCATCTGTTAGGTAGTTGTTCACTCTATAACCTTGAGGAATCATACCCATAGATGCTATTGCATTGATATCATTATCAGCAGTCGCAGTTCTACCTTGAGATTTCATCAATCTCTCAGCTGTGAATTGAAGCTTAGAAGGAATTATCATTTTAACTCCTCTAGCAGCTATTCTCAAACCTCTTTCGTCAGTCATTGCAGCGATATCAATTAATGATTGCTCCAAAGATGTTTCGTTAAGGTCAGCTTGCGCAGATAGCGTGTTCTTGTAAGTTCCCGCTATTGTTGGGTGTGCTGTACTAAATAGTGAAACACCGTCACCTGAATCAAAATCGTCTGCCGTTGGTAGACCGTTGATTAAAGGTTCAACTGCTTTTACTTGTTTAGTATTTGACATAGATCTCGCTAAAGCTTTTGTATATCTAGAAGCAATTCTATCGTAGAGGTTATCTTCGATAGCTTCTTCCGTGATAGCAAATGCTAAAGCTACTGTCTCATGTGTGTATCTCGCAGAAAAAGTTTCCTGTGCTTCGTCAAACGAGACTCCTGCACCTTCACCTTTTACTTGCGCGTTTGCAAAACCACTTAACATTACTTCCTCTTCGAAAGCTCTGTCAGATGATTCTGAAGTATAAATCTCAGAATGCTGATTTTCATACTGTTTGTATTCCAGGCCGAACAGTGCGTTCAAACCGGGCTCTAGTTCTTTAACTAGCTGTGCTCTTGATATTGCCATGTTTTATCTCCTATTCTTCCTGTTATGATTGTAGTTCTAGCAAGTTGGCTACTACGACTACTGATCTGAAAGACGCATTTTCATCGTTTTCAGGATCTTCAGCAGATCTTAATAATCTGTACTGATGATCATCAGCACCGGTGTCTCCAATGTCTAGAGTCGATGTTGATTTTCCAGTAGTAGTACTACCCGCTGATGCATTCATATCAAATGATTCTAAGAACACTGATTGAGCTGCAGTAGCGTCAGTTGCTACAACATATTGTTGTGTTGGGTTATCGTTTACAAATGCAGTGATGTCTTCACTGTTTGCAGGTGTAATTGGCTGATTATAGAAATTAGCAAAAGTTGGCTTCAAAGTTGTAGCCGCGTTAAAGAAAATTCCATTTAATGTACCAATAACAGGAGCATTAGCCGTTTGGCCATTTACAATATAACCTGATGCTGAAGCCACAGCGCCACCATTGAATAGTGTCGTTGTAGAAGCGGCATCTATAAAGTATTTTCCTTGTGACTGAGTTGCGTTTTGTCCAAGCGCACCAGCAGCAACAAGTCCAAAACCTTGTGTGTTTCTATTTGCCATAGTTATATCCTATCTTTGTTATTGTTAAATCGATGATAGGGATGAACCCGAGAAATTACTAAATAATTAGTTACTTCTTTGTACCACCGAAGGTTACACGGGACTGTCTATCAACATTGATAGGCATCCTGTTGTCCTGCTCCTTCATAAGATCGTTGTCTAAGGCTTCAGTCTTCTGTTTATGACGGTCTGTCATATACTGTTGACGTTGCTTCGCAATCTCGATTGGTACCTTTGCAAGTAAAAGGCCACCGACCCCAACTACCCCCTTGTATCGACCTTCGTCGACAACTGGATAATCAGATGCATTTTCAACTTCTTCGGCACGAACTAATTCATAACCTTCTCTTATTCGAGACGTTACATTTTTCGTATCTTGAAAGCCGACGCTCTCTGCTCTTATCCATCTGTACCTGAATCCATCAGGCGCAGGAGGTGCATCTAGAGAAGATGGTGGAACCCACACTTTTGGTCTTTCAGATTTAGACCGTGTTTGGTTCGCACGTGAAGTTTTGTTTTCTTGTTCTGTCATACGCTTATACTCCTTCCGTGATTTTTAACTGTTTTGCGTAGTCTTCGAGTGGCACACCTAATTTTTTAGCAATTGCTACCTGTGACGATGTGAGTTTCACAGCTTTGCGACCAGGTTTAACACTTCTTTGCGCTGAAGCAACCGTCTGCACGGGTTTCGTAGTCGTTTCTGTGTTAGTTTTACCAAATTTATGCGGAAAGTCAATCTTTATTCTTTTATCAACTTCAGCATAATATTCATCAGACTTAGGATCAAAACCTTCGTTTTCAACTAAATCTTTATGAATCTCGAACGCTGTAAATGTCATAGCTCGATCTTGACCGAACCATGTGTTTCTTGATGCCCAAGCTTCTGCATCAGGATCTGCTTCAGGAAGTTGTGTTACCGATTGTCTTGGCTGTACAACTTGTGAAGGTGTCGTAGGTATTTCTACCTGTCTACTTTTTGCTTCTTCTAACTTTGCGTTTTCAAAAGCTAATGTAGCTATCCTTTTATTTGCGTCTACTTGTGCTGCTGCATCACCGGCTTCTATGGCTGCAGCTAATTCTTTTTGAGCTGAATCCAAACCAGTTTTAACATTTGACTCAAACTTTTTCATATAGTCTGAATCAGTTTTTACAAATCTTTTTTCTAAGACTTGTCTTTTTTCATCAACTGATCTAGCGTATTCAGTAGCTGCATCTCTTTGCCTTTCAGCTTCACGCATCTTACGCGTAAGTTTTGCAATTCTTGATTGAACACCTTTACTATAGTCTTCTAGTTTTTCGTCATCTTTTGTTTCTTCTTTAATTGGTTCTTGGTCCGTGGTTACTGCTTCTTCTTTAGAGGCTTCGGTTTCTATAACCGACTCATCTTTATCTTCTGATACTTCGACCTCGGCTCCTGGACCGGATGTATCAATGTCTACCATGTTCTTTTCTTCTACTTCTGGCATAGTTTCCTCCTATGGTTAATATTCATGCAAGAGATCCTCTGGACTCTCAATGGTTGCTAAAACTTCGTCATCGTTTAGCAGACGTATTTCCCCACCTTCTATTTTAATTCTGGATCCAGCATAACGAGCAAACATTACCCATCCTCCCTCTTTGCACCACGGGCCTTCAGGATATCTCTCTTTATCCTTATAGCACTGGGGACCCATCTTTAAAACTAAACCACATTGAGAACCAACTTGTTGTCTCTCAATAGTTGAATCTGATAAATGTATTCCACCTTTAGTTTTACCATCCATTTTAAATGGCAATACTAAAAGTCTCCAACCCGTTGGGTTAGGTATTTTATGTGTATCTTCTTTTTTTTCTTTTGATTGTTTTACACCTACTAATTTTTTATTCGGTAGTTGTATCTTTGATGTTGATGACTGTTCCATTTTTTTGCTCCTTATCATTTAGCAGGTTAGAGAGTTCCTGACGCACTGATTCTAGTGCCTTAATTTGTCCTACTATATACTTATAATTCTCCATATTGTCAATAGCGCCGGACGTTACCGCTATAGATAAATCTTCTAGTCTTTGATTTAAGAGTCTATTAAGTTTTACTATTACTGTTTCTAGTTGCATGTTTTTTTAAAACTCCTTTCAATACTTTAGCTTGACCCGCATGTAAATTAGAAGCTTTGTTTAAACCTTTAATTACTTTCTTTATTTTTGCTTTTGTTTTTTTCAATTGCAATTCCACTTTCTAAGAGACTTGTTTATTCTACTATCCGGGTCTCTTGCCGTTTTAGCAGAAGTAAGTTTAGATTTCATGCCCTTCATTCTAGCACAAAAAGATTTACGTCTGTTTGCTGATTTAGAACCTGCTTTAAGTTTAGAAGGTTTTGTTGTCACTGCTGTTTTTAATTTAGATCCAGGGTTTGCTGCTCTGTAAGATGCAACCCCTTTTTTGTTTAATCCACCTGAGGCAGATTTACCTTCTTTTCTCTGCCATGCAGCGGTAGCCATTAAACTTTTTTCTTAACTGGTTTTGCAGTTTTAGCTGCTGCTACAAAATTAGCTTTTTTTGGAGCACCTTTGCTTCCGGGTTTTCTCATTGTTTCTCCTGAGCCGGCTGCTATTCTTTTTTTCTTTGCATGTATATTCGCGTATAGTCCTGGTTTTGCCATGTTTTTCCTTTTTTAGTTAATCGTTACACTGGCATCTTTTGCCAAGTATTTTTTCTATTAGGTGTTTTATAAATGTTTTTATTTTTTTCATTATTTTTTCTTTGGTTTTTTTTTCATCATTTTAAAATCCTGAGCGTCTATTTTTCCGTTTTTGTTTTTATCAAGTTTAACTTGACCACCACTTAAAAACCCGGGTTTTTTAATTTGTTTATTATATAATCTATTTGCCATTTTTTGTCTCCTTCCTTATTTTTTTGTTCCTTTAAATATTTGTGTACCCTTTATACCGTAAATACTAGCAACTACAAGTATCCATAAATTTGTAAACCATTTAGGTAATTCTGAGAACATCTCGAAAAATAACTTTACTTTGTCCATTGCTGTAGGGTCATCCGATACCACTGCCCAAGCTAAAATTGCTATAGGTAAACTGAGGATTACTAATACCGCCTCGTCCTTCCAGTCAGATTGTCTAGATTCTAATAATTTGCCTTGGTAAGCTTCCTCACCACTGGCCATTTTTGATGCATGCATTAGTTGTGCATCAGACATTGCCATCTTCGTTTTCTGACGGTTGGCGTAAATTTTACTACCAGCAGAAACGGCTAATTTAATTGCCGAGAACCACATATTAGTACCAGGTTACGTCTTTTGGTTTTCTAGCAGCACCAAATCCTTTAACAGGATTTTTATTTCCTGTAGATATAAGATTTTTGCCTCTAATACTAGTTTCAGATCTTGGATCAGTAATAACTTTACCTTCTTCCATCTTAACTTGTTTAGGTTTTTTATAATTCATCATATTTTTATCTCCTAGTTGTATTGTTATCTTATTTTTAGTTTTTTTTAAAGCTATTTGACATCTGTGTTTTAACAATTGACGTTTGAGAGCGTAATTCTGCTAAATCTTCGTTTTGTTCTAGCTTATCATCGTTAATTTCCTTAGCTTGCACTAATTTTGCTCTATCAATGTTAAATTTTTCTTCATCAGCGTCTGCTTTACGTTGATTTTCCATTGCTCTAAGGTCAACTTCTCTTGATTTTAATTTTAATAG